CCTTATGATTTAATACCTCTTCCATCTTCACACTTGCCTTCATGCCCATGTAAACAGTTGTAGATACCTTATGATTTAATACCTCTTCCACCTCATCATACTTTTTCTCCGCACACAATTCAGTTGTGGGCACCTTATGATTTAATACCTCTTCCACCCAAGAAGAGAGTATTGGTTCAAAATCTTTGGGTTCCAATGAGAAAATAGTAAAAAAACTATTAAAGAAATAATATCTCCACCACAAACGACCACTCTTTTCAAATTCAAAATACCAATGCTCCTTTTCTCGGTCAATTAACCATATAGAATCTTTATATGGGATTATCTCCACATTACCTAATTCTTTGTATAGTTGTTTGAATACAACCTGTTTTAATCTATCAGTTACTTTCATTTTCTTTTTTGTTGTTTAATGCCTCATATACCGATTCCGCTCTTCTTGAGATGAATTCTTCCGTTTTGGATACCTTACGATTCAATATATCTTCCACCAAAAAGTTTCCTTCACCTACGTCACGGACTGTTTTGGATACCTTACGATTCAATACCTGTTCCACCGCAATGGTTACAGTTCCTGCCTTTCCTGCAGTTGTGGATACCTTACTATTCAATACCTCTTCCATCATATCATTCGAAGTGAAACTGAATTGCTGAGTTGTGGATACCTTACTATTCAATACCTCTTCCACCGAATCCTTCTTATGATGCATCTGCACAATTGTTGTGGATACTTTACTATTCAATACCTCTTCCACCCAAGATGAAATAATTGGTTCAAAATCTTTGGACTCCAAAGAGAAAAAAGAAAAGAAAGATTTGAAATAATCATATCTCCAATATAAACATCCACTTTCAGTTAGTTGGAAATACCAGTATTTTTCTTCTCTATTAATAAACCAATAACTGTATTGGGTAGGGATAATTTCCACATTACCTAATTCTTTGTATAGTTGTTTGAATATGAGTTGTCTTAATCTATCCGTTACTTTCATTTTCTTTTTTATTGTTTAATGCCTTTTTCACCCAAGCACTATTTAATACTTCTTCCACTGACCTTTCGGAAAATAAGGAATTATTTTTAGTTGTTGATACCCTACTATCTAATACTTTTTTTACCTTTCTTTTTTGGGCGGCGTCTACTTCAAAAGTTTCGGATACCTTATGATTTAAGACCTCTTCCACCCACTTTGCTGTTACAGTAGTTTTCTCTTCAGTTGTGGATACCTTATGATTTAATACCTCTTCCACCAGAGGAAATTCGTCAATTACAAACATTTTTGTTGTGGATACCTTATGATTTAATACCTCTTCCACCTTTCGCGAGAAGTAACCGAGCTTATTACCTGTCGTGGATACCTTATGATTTAATACCTCTTCCACCCAATAAGATATTATTGGTTCAAACTCACTTTGCTCCAAAGAGAAAATACTGAAAAACGATGGGAAGAATGAGTATCTCCAAAATAAACATCCATCTTTAGACAACTGAAAATACCAATAACAATTTTCCCTATCAATGAACCATACAGAGTCTTTATACGGGATTATCTCCACATTACCTAACTCTTTGTATAGGTGTTTGAATATGAGTTGTTTTAGCTTATCTGTAACCATAAGCACAAAGATACAAAAAAACTTTGAAAATACAAATTAATCTTCAGTTGGTAATTTTAACGACCATTGGGAGCTCATTATCTTGTTGGACATTTGACCCTCCAAATTCAGTTTTTTCTTAACCCATTGCCCAACAATTCTGGTGGATTGATAACTGTTAAGAGAAAAGAAGGAAGAAATTGCTTCAATTAAACCTTTATAGATAAAACACAATTCATTATTGGAATGATTACCACCATATTTAATCTGAGCAAAATCATCTTCAGGGTATGAAATATATGTACTGGCACCAATTTTAGTTATATTAAAATCCTGACTATCAAGAAACTTGAGTATTGCTTTATCTAATTGTGATTCTGTGATTAAATATTTCATGATAATGTTATACTTCTAACTGATTTAACTTCGTAGTCAGGAAAGAACTCATTAAATACATCTGACATAATGAATTTGCCGTGAACTAACCAAATGGGATGAGGAAAGGCTGTACCATATATATCGTCAAAGTTCCTATTATAGTATAAATCACCACTTGGTTTATTATAAACCATTACGGCGTTTTGGTCACTATCAAATAAGTTAAGTCTTACATCATTTTCAGAATGTGAATCAACCAAATTTTCAAAATAACGAATCATTTTAGGTTTTAGTCTATTGTATTGTTCCGTATATTCAGAATCTCTCCAAGTTCTTTCAAGTTCGGATATTAATTTATGTTGTGACTCGGTAATAATATACTTCATGTAATAATAAATATAATTATATTTATAATATTATGAACCTACAAGAGAATATAAAAAAAGTATTAAGGGAAGAAACAGATTTTTCACCAAAGTTCAAAAGAAGATTGAATAGATTTAAATCGTTTGTATGGGATAACAATGTAACTAATTATCCATGTGATTTTGAAAACTTTGAAGCATTCATGCGTGGTATACAACATGAAATTATGGACATGATTACAGATGGTTCTGATACCGATGGTCCGTTGTCTGAGTGGTTAAAATATAAAGATGGTGTTACGTATGTAGAAAACTACATGAGGGATGACTTAGAAAGGTTTTATAATAAAGAATGTGTTGATGTCATATACGAATCAACGGAGTCTGATGATAAAAAAGATTCTAAAGCTCCAATTGTTGATGTTATATTAATGGGTGGATTAGATTATAGAAAGGGAGACTTAAACATAGGTGAACAAATAAACTTACTTAAAAGTAATAGTTCAAAGAAAAATGTTATAGGATATAGATATAATCAATTTGATAAGATTGAAACCGCAATCATACAAAATCCTAACGCGACAGTTGTATTATTCAGTGCAGGATGTTCATACTCATCTAAAGTTGCTTCTCTTATTAAAAACAAAAGTAAGTTATTCATAGTAGAACCTTACGCTATATCTAAGAATACATCAAGTTCAGTTCAGTCTGCGGTAGGTAAAGGAGTTCCATCATCACATGTTATTACAGGTCCATCGAAAGCAAGAGGATTAGATGTGGTAGCGGGTGCAACTAAGACACCAAAAGGAAAGAGTCATTGGGATGCATTAGGATATGTTGGTACGTTAATCTAATAGTGATTAAGTATCTTATACGTATAAATCAAGAAATTGTTCAATTGATATTCCAAGACCTGAGATACCAAGTAAATTCATAAATTGTGATTCAGTATATTGAGCACCTTCGTTACTAAGAATTAAAGGACTGTCTGAACTATAATTCATTTGATAAAATATTTTATTTCCATTATCTAATTCTATAAAATATATCGGACCATAGTTATCCATTCTCCGTCTTCTTGCTAAACTATCTTGAGTAAGATAGTTATCAAAATAAACCAATAATTCATATGAATCAGGTTCAAATTCCACACGACCTGTCAGGTCAATATTAAACTTGTTTTTAATGAATGTTTTTAATTTTGATTCGGTGATAAGATATTTCATTATATATAAATATAAGTTAACAATTTCCTGTATTATAAACCTCAATATTGTGAACTCTAATTAGACCACCACCCAATTGATATAAAGCCTTAGAAATAACATCTCTATACATACTTCTTGTACCTTCCTCATAGATATACCTTCCCACATTTGCAGGAGCTGGCTTAGGTATGTAGACGACCAAGTTCATAGAGTCACGAGTGGGTATGATATTATAACTACAATACATCAAGACGGTTGAGATATCATTTTCAAGTATAGTTTTTGTTAGAAAGATAATATCTTCTCTTGTTCCTTTAAGACCAATCTCATCAATAATATCTTCAGGTTCCTTATCAGTCATTTTACACAGAGTACGCATACCAAATTTCTCTAATAAGGGTTTAAGAGTTTTGCTATATTGATTCTCAGTGATTATGTATTTCATATATTATATTAGTTATTTACTCTTATCCATACATTCGGTGCGGGTTTAGCCCCACGGACTTGTACAACTATTACTTTGAGGGTATTTTCAACCCATCTACGGATAAGTTCCATGGAATCGGAGATACCCAAAGAAAAGAAAGAGGCCACTTCATTAATTAAACTATTAACAATGTAACACCATCCACTAATTTTATCATATCTAATCTCAGCGTATTCATCATCTTCTAAATTAACTAAAAATATAGTTGCACCCTTTTTAATCTGAATAAAGTTCTTAATATCCAAATATCTAAAGATTACTCTGTCTAATTGTGATTCGGTGATAAGGTATTTCATATATTAATATTCAAAAAACATAACATCAACATCAAATACTTTACTAAACCAATCAGAAATGAATTTACCTGATTGTTCTTTATCAAGTGGATACATGGATGAAAACTTATCTAAAAAAGATTCATCAATAAATAATCTACCATCACTATGGTCAAACTCCATTAAAATAAAAAAATCAGGGCCTCTTTCCTGGCTATATATATTAATGAAATCACTATCTGATGTTCTATCATAATCTAATATATTATTTAACTCAGATATCATTAAATTATTTATTACCGATTTGGCTTTATCTAATTGTGATTCGGTGATAAGATATTTCATATAGAATATAAATATAATCATATTTATAATAATATGAACTTAAAAGAATCTATAAAAAGAATACTGAGGGAAGAACTATCAGCGAGAATTAAAAGAAGACTTTCTAATGATGAAATGGAAAATGAGTTTCTTGAATCTTTTGAAGGTGCTTATCGTCTTACAAAAGACAGAAAGGTTTTAAGTTCACATTTTTTAGATGAGTTAGTCTACACAACAATAACCTTTATGATGGATGGGGTACATTGGAGATTTGTTAGCACATTACCTGAAGATGAATTTTGGTATGATGATATACACCAAGGGTTAGAAAATCATTATAGAAAAAGAATTACACGGATGTATAATGAAAGAAAAGGTTTCTAAAGATTAATTAGAGTTTAAGAATTTGAGTAATGCTCCAATATATTTGGAACGTTTATCATAGAATTCAGTATCATCATCATATTGAAAAAACTCTTCACCTCTATGTCTATCAATGAACTTTTCAATTAATTCATAAGCGTAATCATCTCTGTCGGCGGAATCTTCAAAATCTTCTTCATCCATAATGTAGTTATAATCATCCCTAAGTGATTCCAATTCATCCATTGTAAACCTTCTAAGTAAAAATGATTCTAACTGTGATTCTGTAATTAAGTATTTCATTCTTCGTTAACTATTAATCTGTAACCGCTAATCTGTAATCATATGGACCATCCCAAATCGTACTATCACTAATACCCAAAGTATTATTAACCCATTCTTTGATTATATCCAAACAATCCGATTTACCAATGGGGAATAAGGTAGATAATTTATCAGTCAAATCACGATTTACAAATATCCAATTCCTAACTTCACCAAAGGCGTTGTTAGTATAAACACTAATCTGTGATTCCCTATCTGACTCACTGTTTAAGAAATATATATAATTGCTGAATCTCTTCTTGTTGTCATATATCACAAAGTCCTGAATATCAAGATACTTAAAGATTACTTTCTCTAATTTTGATTCTGTTATAAGGTATTTCATAATATTAATCTTACATCTATTGTTATGCCGTGAACAGCATACGGGGCGAAACCTGTGTATGGATTAAGTCCGCTTGTTTTAATACTCAAAAAATCCTTTATCGCCCTTCTAATCTCACGTTCTAAATTTAATTCCTTTAGTTTATTAAGATTATAATGGTAAGGGTTGGTTATATATGAGTCATCAATATGAGAAACGTAAACATCAATTAACATCTCATCATCAAACTCACTCTTTCTAACTTTAATCTCGTCAGGAGAGTATAATGTATTAATTAGTTTTACAATTGCTTTAACCTTATGCTCAATCTTCATATTATAATAAATACAAAGATACACATAAAATTGAACAATACATATTGGGTTAATAATTTAATAAGAATATGATAATATGGTTTGAGGTTGTTTTTAATAGTTATTATTATGGATTTATCAAAGTTTTTAACCATAGTAATCCCTTGTAAGAACGAGGGCAAGATAATAGAACAAACGTTGTCCTTATTAAACTTTCAAAAGGGAATACAAGATGTTAGAGTTATTGTTTGTGATTCATCGGATGATGATTATACATCCTATTCTTTGGAAAATAGGAGAACAGATTATTTTAATCTACAGATTATTTCAGGAGGACTTCCGTCTGTTGCAAGAAATAAGGGAGCAGAGAATGTGGAAACACCTTATGTTCTATTTTTGGACGCTGACATATTCTTATTGGATTTCAACATATTAAACAATTGTATATGGGAGTTCTTATTACATAATACAGATTTGATTACATGTAAGGTAAGGTCAACGACAGGTGAGTATAATAGTATATTCAGATTGTTTGACACAATACAAAAGGTATTCAAACCAATCACACCATTTTGTCTTGGTGGGTTCATGATGGTTAAGAAAGAAGTATATGATACAATCGGTGGGTTTGATGAAAACGCAAGAGTTGCCGAGGATTATCTATTCTCCAAACAAGTTAAACCAAGCAAGTTTTATATCATGAATACAACGGTATTCACAAGTCCAAGAAGGTTCAAACAGAAAGGAGTGTGGTATATGTTAAAACTTATGGTTAGTTCATTCTTCAACAGGAACAATAAAAATCATTTTGAGGATGATAAAGGATACTGGGAATGAATAATTGGAAAACGATAATCATGAGTGATTTACACTTAGGAGCAAGACAATCACAGACAGATAAGATAATAAGTTTCTTGGATAATAACACAACGGAAAAACTAATACTGAACGGTGATATAATAGATGGTTGGGCTCTTAAAGGTAATGGTAAATGGACAAAGGATTGTACCAAGATATTCAGAAGGTTCATGAAGATGTCAGAGAAGAATACAAAGGTGGTTTATATAAGAGGAAACCACGATGACTTCCTAAAAGATTTTATTCCATTTAAATTAAACAACATCAGGATTGTAAGAAAGTATATACATACAGGAATAGATAATAGAAAGTATTTTTGTTTTCACGGGGATGTATTGGATTTCGTTATAATGGAAGCGAGGTGGTTAGCGGTAATCGGTGGATGGTCATATGATATTGTGATTAAGTTTAATACTTTATATAACAAAATAAGAAAGTGGTTTAACTTACCATATCATTCATTAGCAAACACAATAAAGCAATCTGTTAAAGGGGCAATTAACTTTGTATCTGATTTTGAGGATAACGCAAAAGGTCTAACAAAACAGAAGGGGTATGATGTGGCAGTATGTGGACATATTCATCATCCGAAGATAGAGAATTACTATATGAACTCAGGGGACTTCTGTGAGAACTCTACATGTCTTGTGGAAGATTATAATGGGGAGTGGAAGATTATTACTATTAGTTAGGTATTTTAAACAAATTGTTCACATCGTGAAAGACCAAACGGGTATAAGTAACCCTCATTTGTAGAGTATTTTCAACCCATCTACCGATAACTTCCTTAGAATCATATATGTCCAAAGAAAAGAAAGAAGAAATTTCGTAAATTAATCCATGGCGTATATAACACCAACCATCGTTTCTATCATATCTGATTTGGGCATATTTATCATCTTCCGAATTAACAAAGTATATTGTGTTTCCTCTTTTAATCTGAATAAAGTTCTTAATATCCAAATATCTAAAGATTACTTTATCTAATTGTGATTCTGTTATAAGATATTTCATATGATAATAAATATAATTATATTTATAATATTATGAACCTACAACAAAACATAAAAAGAATATTAAGGGAAGAATACACCGTAAAACAGATGAAGTTATTAACTATCGCAAGTCAGGCGGGGTTACTAAAGACAGGAGAAATGTTCGGTGGTATAGAATACCTTATAAATGTGTTAGGTGATGAGTTCCTTACAACAAACAATAAGATTAAGATTATTAAGGAAGTAGTAGAAACAACCGATGATGAATATATTGTACTAATGGATATGAATGAAAACCCAATAGTCCTCAAGGATGAAGACGGTGAACTTTCACAAATAGAAATGATAAATAAAGAAGATGTTACAGTGTTTCATTATGGTGGATATAAATACTCACAAATTTTAGATGAAAGTTATATGTCTTATGAAGAACTACCAAAAGATGTATTAGATGATATTTTTGATATGGTATTAGATTTCTATACAGGTACTTTAGAGAATAACTAATTATTGATTTAATACCTCTTCCACCCCTCTTGTGAAGGGTCCAAAATACGATTCCGTTGTAGATACCTTATGATTTAATACATCTTCCACCAGTCCTTGGCCGACATAATTCAAATTCTGCGTTGTGGATACCTTATGATTTAAGACCTCTTCCACCGTCCTATCACAATAAACGCTTGTTTGGCAGGTTCTAGATACCCTATGATTTAATACCTCTTCTACCTCAATTCTTCCAACGTAATCAAGTGAATCGGTTGTGGATACCTTATGATTTAAGACCTTTTCCACCAATGAATGCTCGGGGTATTTGAGAATGGTAGTTGTAGACACCTTAACATTATGACTTAATACATCTTCCACCTTCCAAGGAACACGAACTTTAACATCGCACGTTGTGGATACCTTATGATTTAATACATCTTCCACCTTGTCCGTTGTAATTGGAAGTGGAATGAAGGTTGTGGATACCTTATGATTTAAGACCTCTTCCACCAGTTTACATACGTTACACAGGCTATCCTGGGTTGTGGATACCTTATGATTTAAGACCTCTTCCACCCAAGAAGATAGAACAGGACAAAAATCATCCGAACTCATGGAGAATATTTGAAAAAACGAATTAAAAAAATCGTATCTCCACCATAAAGTACCTGACTCATCAAGTTCAAAGTACCAATGTTTATTATCCCTATTAATGAACCATATAGACCCATTATAAGGAATAATCTCACAATCACCTAACTCTCTATATAGGTGTTTAAAAATAATTTGTTTTAATCTATCTGTAATAACCATAGTACAAATATAATAAGAAATTATGAATTAAACAAACTCATTCCCCCATTCCACTATCGTGTCGTTCCATTCCCCTTCGGGTCATTACACTAATGGGTCCATTCCTTTATTTACTTCCTAATTTCCCCTATTGTATGAATCTATAATTAACGTACAACACTAATCTATAATAATTCCCCATAATGAAAGACACACACTATGAAGGGACATAACATATTACTGTTAATGGTATTGTACCCCATCGGGATAATGAAATACCCTAAAGGGTATATAAGATGATATGAGTATACCTGTTAGGGTATAAAATATATGGTGGAATGTGAAGGGGACAATACGAAACATATCTGTTATGTCAGGTTTAACCTGACTATAGTGATATGAAACATATGTCCCACTTTTTACCACCACTATAATTGTCGATATCATGTGTCTATATGGTAAGGGGAAATCTTAAAAACCCCCTTGAAGACACAATGAAATACACTTTTCGTTGAAGGATTTAAACAACTAAAGTCTGTCCACGCCACTTTATTGTTACATCCTATTTTTATCTGGAAAATGTATATAGTTAAAAAAACCCTTCTCACACTATCAGGAGGACCACTTTTTTCACTTTTCATATAACCAAAAACCCTCACTACACATACGTCAGTGGTAAAAAGTGGGAACATTTACCTATGGACAATATACATAATATACACTATATTTATAGTTGTTAATATGACTAAAACCCGTCAAGGGGATTATCCCCCATCTGACACTCAACTGACATTTTGACAAAATCAAGAAAAAATGAATAATAATTTATCAACAATTCCCCCTGACGATATGTCTAACCCCATTTCAATAACTGACATACTGAAAAATGTAAGGGTTATAACTGACCCTTTACGGGATGTTGTTGCTGTGACCCTATATTATAATGGGGAAAAGGTGGGTAAGATGGAGTATAGGAAAGCATCATCTACATACCAAGGGGACATGAAGATATTAACATTGTATTCACTTACCCCTGAGTTCATGGAGTTATTCAAGGGTCAGGAAAATCCAATACGTATTTTGGACAACCATGTTAAGGGATTTGTTTAAATTGTTTCCATACAATACTCTTGTACTTTGTTTCATTCCCCCGAGCTTCCACTTCAAAGGGACAGTTCCAATAACCATGTTTTGATTGTGATGATGCGTAGTTACGTTTGATACCTTTTTGTATGTGGTGGGTGTATTCGTGTATGATTGTTTTTACAAACTTATCAACAGTCTCACATGTGGATGGGTTGATAACTAATGCTTCATAATCGTATTGACCATAGAGGTTTGTTAACCCATTTCTAATTTTCAGTTTCGGGGATGGTTTGTTTCCATGACCGAGTGTCTTTCTAACTATGGTTATAAGTTGTAACCCCATCTTACGAAGTTCGGTGGTTGTGTATGTATCTAATCTATCTTTGAGTTTCATATTAGTCAATAAATTTGTAGGTGATGTTTCCGATGATTTCGTCAGTGTGTCTTGGTAATGAGATACAAGCTGCTTTGAAGAACGTGGGGATGATTGTGTTGTTGATTAGTTTCTGTGCCCCATTGTTAGCTGACCACTTTCTGCTCTTGAAGTAACTTGCTCTGTGATGACTACGCCAAGAGTTAACACTTGGGATTGATGACTCAGCGTAACGGTGACCTTCTCTCTTTAGGGTTACCTCTATGTTAATCACACGACCATAAGAGTTGGTGTTCCAATTCCACTTGTCTGTCTCACCCACAGATACAATACGAACCGATACCTCACCGAAGTGGTTCCATGTGTCAGTCATAACAACAAGGTTTTGCTTCTTGATGAATCTCATTAACAATTTGGTTGATAGTTTGTCTTGGGTGATTTTCATAGTGGTTGTTTATTGTTCTACAAATATACAACAATTTTCTTCCCCCACAAGAAAAATCTTCTTTTTTTTTAAAAGCAGGGTGGAGTACACACTCCAAGCATTAACCGTGCCAGCCCTTTATCCCCTTATCGTTATAAGGTACACTTACGGGGCTAAGTTACAACAAAAATAATTAATAAAAAATTAGGATATTAACTTTCTTCGCCGTATCTTTGTGTTGACGCTCTTGTTATAAAAAAAAAACATATAAAGCACCAAGCTAAGTTACGGCGGATTTTTTAAATAAACAAATATATTTCCCCAAGATATTATCTTATATTTGTAGTAATGAGACAGAAGATATATACCATTAAAGACTTTGACTTCAAACCCCACAACGTGGTAAAGGGTGCGGTACAAGGATTACTTACACTCCCCAACAATATCACAGTATCTATTGTAGGTGGTGGTCTTCAATCTATTGTCGGTGGGATGAATATGTTACGTGGTGATGGAGTTGATACATTCGAGGTAGCGGCATGGTGGGGTGACCAAGGTGATTGGATTAAACTATCTGACTACGATGATGTGTTGTCATATGTAGATAAAGATAGACTACCAATCATACTACTTGATTTGTCTAAGAAATAATTTGTATATAAGAAACCTTTGAACTATATTTGTAGTCTATACATTATGAAGAAATATATATTACCCCTAATCATGTTAGTCGTTATACTAACATCTTGTTCTACCCCACAACGTGGGTACAACTACAAGAAACATTCTAACACACAACAGAAGATGTATAAACAAACTAAACGTGTGAACAAGGGGAAGAGCCAACTACAACATCAGTGTACCCCTAAGAAACACAGAAGATAATATGAAACGATTTACCATCACACCCAATCAAGCTATCATCCTATACTGTCTACTAATGGTTACCATAGTAGCAGTGGTAAAAGGATGTGACCTAATGTAAAGGGGAGGGGATACTTATTAAAAGTTATCAACACCCCCTACTACCCCCTCCTATACCCCTACCTATGGGGTACCCCCTCCCGTATCCCCCCTTTCACAGGGGGTTTTTTGGGTCAGAAGGGGGGATAATCCCCTCAAAAAAATCCTGGAAAAATTTTTTAGAAAAGCGACCCTTTGTTTTAAAATGTTCCCTATATATAAAAAATAAATTTTGGGAAATTTTTTGGAAAATTGGGTTTTTTATTTTATTATTAATATATGGAAGAAGAGAGATTATCAGTTACTGTGGATGTAACATTAAAGGACAATAAGTTTTTTTATAACATAATGGCCATGAAGGGTATGAATATGGATGATATTATGTCTGTATTGTGTGGAGGTCTTGCTTTATCTATTCGTAGTAGGGAAACCCCTGAGTTACAGGGTCAGACTCTTAGGGATATTATTGGTCATTTGGAATCTGAGTTTATTAATACGGATTCATTTTCTGATGTTAAATAATCTTTTGGTAAATTAGTATTATTGTTTTATCTTTGTAAAAAAAATATATATGGAACCTGAAGAAGAAAATATTAGTGTGATGAATATTTTAGGAGATAATGTTTTGTTAACAAGGGATTATGGTAATTATCGTGTAACTAATGGAGGAATAACTGTTAATCCGTATCTTGATGGTGATTATCGTGGTTCTTCAATGAACAACAGAACGTATAATAAGGATGGTGAATTTGTTTTTCCTGAATTATTATTCAAGGTCCTTAAGAAGAGTTTACCTGGTATTAATTCAATTGTTATTAATAAGTTTGAAACTAAATTTACATATACTGTTGATAGTTTTGAATCTACCCCAACGTATTTGGTATATGTTGATGTTAGATACAATTGGGATTCAAGTGAGGTATTATCTCCTGAGAAGTTGGGTGATAAAATCAACATGTCATTTCCTATGATATATACTGACGTTAAGTTTGTTAAGTTTCATGTAAATACTGTTAAGGTTGAGAGACGTGATTACGAGAAAGAGTTTATGAATATCTTTGGGAAAAAATAATTTTTATGGGTCATAGATTGGATGAATTAAAAGTTTGTTATGTATGTGGTGAAAACAAACCTAGGTCGGAATATTATTTTGCTAAAAATAAAGTATCTTCTAAATGTAAAGAATGTGCCAAAAAATCTAGAGTTGAGATACGGAAGAAAAGAAAGGAAATTGAACCCCATTATAAAATCCTGTTAACCTTAAAGGGTAGAATCAAAGAGGACTTTAGGAAATATGATTATACAAAGTCAAGTGAAAAAACGTATGAGGATATTATTGGATGCGACGCCATTGTATTGAAGGAACATTTGGAGAAACAATTTGTTGATGGGATGAATTGGGATAACTATAGGGAGTGGGAGACCGACCATATATTTCCTTTAGGTAAATCTGAGAATCAGAATGAGTATGAGAAAAATTCTCATTATATGAATATACAGCCCTTATGGAAAAAGGATAATCGGGATAAAAGTAATAAATTGGATTATGTGAAAAAATAATTTTTTTTTCCGTTGTTCCAATCCCCCTACCCCCTTTTTTATTATATTTGCAATATGAAATTAACAAATAAACAATTGGTTAAGTGTAATGAGACATTAAAAGATTTTGTATGTCTTATCCCACGATATTTGGAAGTTAAGGACAATGATGAATTGTATGATATGTTCTTGTCTAGAAACCGAAACCCATTATTTGATTTAACCAATACCAAGTTTTGGGAAACAGGTTTATCCTCAAATGGAGCAAAGGTTAATGGGGTTAAAGTTGTAAAGGACCACTACATTCCCCGAAAGATTGCTATGGGATATATTATGGAAGAGTTAAGTAATAATCCTGAGATTAGTTTGAATGATTTTGTGTTGTTATGTAAAAAATATGCCTCTACTGTTTCTTTATCCGAAGATGAACATTCTCTAATTACGATTAGAGCCAAAAACACTGGCAAATGTAATTATGAGTTCTACTCTGAATGTGGAATTATTATTGAAGGAATGGATGACCTTGTTGTGAATTTATAAAAATTTTTAAGGTTTTTGCTTAAGAATATGTGGAATTAGATATTCGTATTTTGTTCCTAACAGAAAGTTAGTAATAAATTCTTTTTCTTCTTTGTGTATACCGATGGCCAATTTTATTTCGTCCTCGTATTGTGGACCATATGAGCTCCATCTGTAGTCTCTGATTAAATCATCTAACTTAATGAAATTATTATGGAAATCTTCATGTTTTAAATAAACATCTCCATCTTCAGTTTCTAACATATCTATATTTTCATAGTACTTGTTAAGGTAGTTATCTTCTCTAACGATATTTAAATCATTTTTGTCAGCATAATTAAATTCTGACTTAGATTCCATTAATACTTTAATTCTTTGGATGCTTTCATGTAGGTTCATATATATAAATATTTTAAAATTTTTTTTCCGTTGTTCCAATCCCCCTACCCCCTTTTTTGTTTTGGGATGTATTTATTATAAAATATTAATATGAAAAAAGTTATAACATTAACTGAATCAGATTTGGTTAAAATAGTTAAAAGAGTTGTTAAGGAAAATAGGTATGAAGAAAAAGATATTTTCATATCTGCCGGATTTAAGGGTGTTAGAAATAAAGTTGGTGAAACGGCTTCACCACAGAGTATTATTGAGTTATATAATGAGCATGTTGAAGGAGGTACCCCGTTGATGAAATATCTTGGACGTGATATCTTTTTGAATGTTAATGATGAGGAGGTTGATAAATATACAGTTCTTGACGAGTTGAATTATGTCCTTCTTGGTAAAGAAGATGAAGAAGAAGATGATAATCGTCAAAGCTTTAAGGAAACCGGTAGACATCTCGGATGGTTTAATCCAAGACGTTGGTGATGTAAAACAATATTAAATTATACAACCCCTCCGATGTGAGGGGTTTTTTATTTGGTATATATTTATTGTAATATGAAAAAGATTGTAAGATTAACTGAATCTGATTTGACAAGAATTGTTAAACGTATTATTCGTGAAAACGAGGAACAACAAATAACTGACGAGGTAACCAATATAATTCTTAATAACATATCAAAAGAAGATTTATTAACTCTTGGTAAACTATATAACTCTATTGGGGAAGATGAATTTAAAGACGTTGCTGAAGATGTTGTTGATAGTGTTATTGAAGGTGATACGGTTAGTGAATCAATAGGTTTTTCTAGAAGGGGTATTACTGTTGATAACGAAGCTGAAAAAAATAAACTTGAGCTTACAAAAATAATCACACGATTTGCAACTACAGTATTGTCTCTTATGACAGGAGCGGTTACTATTAATACCTTGAATCCACAACACCAAGACATTGATAGCGCAATGGTTGCTGGTATAATTACCGCCGCATTAGTAGGAACAAACTTATTAACAAGAATACCACATAAGATTGGTACTAAACCACTACCTAAAAAATTAAAAGATTCAAGAATGGCTAAATTGGTTGACTCTGAATTGAAAAATTTTGATGACCCAAGAAACACATTAATTCAAGACGCAATTAAACATTTAATGGATAAACGAATTCCTGAAACAGTTGCAAGACAATTTATTGAGAACTGGGAAGAAATAAATAATATTAAATTTGTAAGACCTCCTGAAAAAAGGGTGAAAAGGGCTAAATAATATTAGGTAGAATATGAAATACATTATCACCGAGTCTCAGAATTTACAAATGAGGAAAGTTAATTTCTTAAAGGATTATGTTGAGAACTTATTATCTGAATACGAATGGTTTAATGGTGATGTTGAGATAAAAACAAAAAATTGGAAATTTAGAAATGATACATATCCTGTATATCAAATTATACTAAATACAGGTGGTCGTAGTTATCACGCTTATGATGAGGGTTCAGATATTGAAGAAAAGATTGGAACCATGTTTACATTATTATTTCCTAAAGACAAAAACGGAGATTCCACTGCGGTGTGGGATGTTATTTTTGTATAAAATATTTTTTTCCCGTTGTCCCAATCCCCCCTACCCCTTTTTTATTTTATGATATATTTATTATTATGAACAATATAGAACAATACAAAAACAGATTTTTCAATTTAATGGAATCAACCATTGGTGATGTAAGACCATTATTATCTGAGGCAATTATCGAAAAAAAGGCTGAAGAAGATACATGGTGTAAATCAAATTTAACTGACCCTGAAAACCAAATATGTCTTATTAAAACACCATCAAGTGTTGATAAAATGACTTGTCAATCACAAACAGGTAACATTGCAAGAGGAAAGGGTTATGTTACTGCAATTAAGATTGATATCGGAGAAACCAATTTTTGTAAGGCGGTTTGGGAAAAAATGAAATAAATTTATTATTAGATGATTAACCCCTCCTATAAAGAGGGGTTTTTTATTTATAAGGTATTTATTGTAATATGAAGTATATTATTACCGAAAGTAAGTTAAATGAGGTTATTAAGAAGTACATGGATGCTACCTATGGTGATGTTGAAATGAACATTGACAAAGATGATGGGTATATTCATTTCTTTAGTAGGAGAGACGTTGATAGTAATGGTCACTCTGTAAGAATTGCCCACAGAAATAATCACGGGACATTATGGATTGATTATTCTTTTTTTGAAAAGATGCGTGTTTTATTTGGAAATTCGGTGGGTGAAGGTATTGAAAAATATTATTCCGATAAGTTTGGAATAGAAATTAAGAGAATTAACATGGAATTTTAAAAAGTTGATATATTTATATATAAATTAAAATATTATGAAAAAAGTTATAAGATTAACAGAATCAGATTTGATAAGATTAGTTAAAAGAGTAATTTCTGAACAAGTACCAGATGACGGATTGTTTTCAGAAGATGAAAAATACATGTTAAAAAAGGACATTGAGCAATTCCGTGACCAAATTTCTATGGTTAGAAAAGAAAATTTTGAAGAAAAAAAAGAACAAATAAAAACAACTTTAATTTCTATGAAAAACAAACTGAGGTTATTAATTAATCGAACAATTGATAAAGTTAAAGGTAAGATTGATGAAAAACAAATAAATAACTTAAAACGAAGAGCCGAATTATTGAATAAAAAGTTAGAAGAGTTAGAAACAACTGGTAAAGTTTTTACAAAAGAAGAAAGAAGACTGATACTTTCGGAGATGGTTGCAATTTTAGGATTGATTGTTGGGTTACCAATCTTATCAAAATTAAATTTACCTAAAGTTTCTACTTTACTTATTCCATAATTATAATTTTTAATATTATATTAACCCTACCCACAAAGTGGGGTTTTTTATTTAACGATATATTTATAGTAAACAAACAAATTATGAAACATTTATTAAATAACTTAACGGAGGAAGAAAAGAACTCCATACGTGGTCAACATACAGGGGGAATGAATGTTGTTACAGAAAACTTTTCAAAATTGATTAACACCAAGTCGGGAGATGTAAAATTATTTTTAAAAGAGGACGAAACTGCAACTAAAACAGAATCGAGACAAATTAATAGAATACTTGATGATATCTTGTCTAGTTTTGAATTTTCAGAAAAAGGAAATGATGAATTAATTGACTTGGCTAATTTTATCATGGAAAAACCTGAAGTTGTTGGAAATTTGATATTGAGTAAATTGAAAAAAGGTTTCGGAGCGAATCAAGACGATGATAAAGGATTCGGAGTTTATACAACAAAAAGAGACGATTTAAGAGGTCTTGAAGATAAACTAAGAAATCAAATGTAAAAATAAATATTATAATTTTAAAACCCCATTCATTTGTTTGATGGGGTTTTTTGTTTTATATTTGTCCCATGGATTTATCTAATTACACAATAGAACAACTTGTTGAATTGAAAGACAAGATTAATAGTGAAATCTATTCTTTTGAAGACGGATATTTTTATATCTGTAAAATTCATTCCTATGGAAGAAGTTGGGAAGATAAAGGTATAACAAACCCATATACTCTTCAAGAGTTATGTAATCAGTATGATGGTGATGAGGGTATTCTTAATGTTTACACAAACAACCCTGATTTGAATATTTATAACTATGGTGACGTTAAATTCGTTCCCACACGTGAGGACTACGAGAAATGGTACAAATATTCATATGTAAAACGACAAATTCCTAATATAGAAAAAGAATTGGAGGAATGGGAAAACCGAGATAATGTTCCATTTAATCGTCGTCCATTATTTGCTCCCATCTATTCAGTTGAAACTTTAGAGGAGTATAAGAAAGAAATGTCCGAACTTGAGGGAACATTTGTGGAACCTGTTAATCTTGGTAGATATCTTGACGAAGAAGAGTAATTTTTTTGTTTTATAATGTATTTATAATAAAACATTATCATGAAAAAAGTAGTAAGATTAACTGAGTCAGATTTAGTAAGATTGGTTAAAAGAGTAATTCTTGAGCAACCACAAAATCCTGGTTTTTACGATGAGTTAAGAAAAAAAGGTTATAAAATGAAACAAAATTGGAGAGATTTTGCTTTTACAGACCAAAAAATGTATGGAGAAATTAAAGAAGCTACAAAATTCTTTAACTATGAACCTGATATGATAGTATTTTTTGAAAACGTAAATAAAGGTCCAGCACCAATAAGATTTATAACTGATGGTGAAAAAGTATATTTTTTAGAATACAGTTACCCTTCTCAAGTAAAAGAAAACTTCCCAAATCCTTTGGGACCATTTAAGGTTAATGTAATTAAAAAATATTTATAATTTTTTTTACAAGAATATTTAAACCCCACCACGAGTGGGGTTTTTTGTTTTACAATGTATTTATTAATATGAACAATATTGAAAATTATAGAAAAAGATTTTTCAATTTAATGGAATCTACCATTGGTGATGTTAAACCTTTAATTTCGGAACAAGACCCACCATTTGATGTTAGAAAAATTAATCAATCTGATTATATGCCTAAATCAGATTATTTGGGTGCGGGTGGGCAATTCCAACAAAACAACACTCGACAAATATCAAAAAAAACAATTGAAGACAACCCTGATTTAAAATTAAAACGTGATATAGAACTAGCTAATGCAAAAATAAAAAAAGATTTTGAATCACTAAAAATTAAATATGCTCAAGAAATACCATATAAGGAATATTATACATCTCAAAATAGTTTATTTCAAAAATGGGTTCAACAAAAAATAAAAAATTTAAACCCTACACAATACGCTAAATCAAATTTTTTAAATAAAAGCATTAATTTTTTTAAAAAATATTTTGATTATAAATCAAAACCTGAAATTATTAATAAAATAATTACAATATCAAAAAAAAATGGAGTTCCTGTTAGTGAGGATAAAGTAAAACACGAGATTGATAATCTAATTAGTACATATTTACCATCTATATCATTCAAATTAGATTTTAACTACAATGAAAAAAACCCTAATACAATGATGTATGTTTATCCATCATTAGTTGATGGAATTGTATATATATGTACCTTTTCTGACTATCTCTTTGGTGAGGGTTATAAGTTAGACAATCCCGGAATATGGGAAGAATCTGTTTTACATGAAATTGGTCATTTAGTTGACGGATATTTTAATGAAAATGGAATTAAATTCCACTCTTCAGATAATGGGATAATAAGTTCAAATAAAAAATCAGAATATCCACATAGTTTATCATCATCTAATTCGTCCTCATCATTTTTAGACTTTGATAAAATTTTTCCTGACCCTGATTCTGATACCCAAATAGATTATAGGGTTGATAAACAGGAACAATTTACGAGATTTAAAGTTTTGTTTGACACACTTTCAAAAAAAGGACTTAAAATTAATTCAAATTTAAACAAATTTATTGATAGTTTTAAACAATGTTTGTACGATTATACAATTATGATTGGTTATGATGGATGTGGAACAAAAATTGAGAATGGAATTTTAATTCTTGATGAAACGTGTGAAAGTTTGAATTCGGTAGAGTCTAAGAAAGATTTTTTGCCAATATATGTCAATACGTATAATAATGCATCATTTTATTGGTTATTTAGTTACTACACGACTATTGATATTATCAAACCTACACGATATCCTGAAAAAAATAAAATTAAATATTCAATCGATTTAAATAAAATGTACAACGGTTGGAAAAATGAGTATGTAATGAATATTCCTGATAAACAAAGTCAAGATATAATACCTGATTTCCCTACCGCTTAATTAATTTATATGTCTGATAATTTTTCACAAAAAGTAATTGGTTTAATTGATAAAGGAGTTTCTGTTATGGAAATCTCCAAGTTTTTTGGTGGTTTGGAACAATTCATTCAAAAAGTTTCCCAATATCCATATTTAAAAGCATTGGTTGATTCAAAGTTAGGTGGTAATATTGAGTTCTATCTTGACGATTTGTCCAAAAGGTACCGACTTCCTGTTCAAATAAAAGCAGTTGAAGAGGCAGACGACTACTTTGGAGAAATGTATGACGTTTATGTTGATGTAATAATACCTGAAGTTACTGATGAAGTTGATATTGCAATCTTATATAATTATTTGAAAATGTATGAGGATGATACTGCGGATGAATGGGCATTATTGAGTGATAAAAAACTTAATTCAGGTATGACAATGGTACATGTTCTATCAATCAATGGTATTGATTGGAGAGATATGAAACGAGTGATTAATACAACAGAAGAAGACGTTGAAGAAATAATCCCTGACGAATACGAAATATAATATATGAGTAATTTACGTCCCAAATACAAGGCGTTTTCTAAAGTAATGTCCGTTTATTTTAAGTCAAAAGAGATTCACGGATTAATAATTTATCATGATGACAAATATACTGGTGTTTATTTGGATAATGAACTAATTAAGGTTCCAATCTTAAAGATAAAAAATCCAAATAACATTCCGTTTTCATACAATGCACTCAGCTCTTTACTTGATGATGAATTAGATACTGTTGGAAATTTTGCCAATGTATCAATTAAATCATATCAACGTCCATCACTTATAGTATTAAATGATTTCAATAAAGGAGAGTTTTATATTCCTAAAGAAAATGAAAAAAAATTAAGGAAATGTTTAAATACAGATACCGTTGAGATAAAATACAGAGATAATAACAGCATAATATATACAATATATGGAAAATATATTGTTGATGATAACTTTGAAATGTATTGGGAAAGTAGTGAATCTTTTAGAATAGACATCACTTTTGAAATTGAAAAAATATTTGTTGATGACCTTGTTAGAAAGGTTCATCATTTTATGGAAAATTATGATGATATGGTTCACTTGGTTTATGACATAAAGTATGATAATGATGAATTGTTTGAAAACCCTGTATGGGATTGTATTATAGAAAATTTGGGTCAATATAAAACAATGATAAACAGAGACTGGCAATATGTTGATGTGAACATTATTGTATCTTAATATATTTATTAGTATGAACAAAAGTTATAGTAAAATAAGACACATACAAAAGTTAAATCAACTTTTAGAAAATAGAATAATATCTGAACAAGAAGATTCTACAATTACATCTGGTAATACTCAATCAAGTACTACAGGGACTACTGGTAATACTCAAACAGTAACAACGGGTGTTACAACTGTTGAACATTATAAACGTAGATTTTACGGATTAATGGAGTCATCGATTGGAAATGTTAAACCATTATTGTCTGAGGATTATAAACCATGTCCTAACGAAAAATACACGGTTACAGGAACAAAAGTCCTTAAGACAAAGGAAGAATTAAAACAATATCTTATTGAAAAAAAACCATCAGACCCAATAACTGTTGAGAGATATTGTAATGAAAAACCAGTTGATTCTCGTTACGCAGAGTTAAATTCAAAAAATGAAGTTGTAATTAGTGATGAAACTATTTATGAATAAAAAATTTTATAAAAAATAATTTAAACCCATCTATCAGATGGGTTTTTTATTTCATTTTTTTTCTTTTAAGACTATATTTATTAATAAAACATTTTTATGAGCAAAAGATTTTTAATCACCGAAAACGAAAGAAACAGTATATTATCATTATATACAAAAAAAGGGATAATCCTTGAACAAAAAAAGGAACCTCCTAGAAAAGATGCCCTTAAAACAGAGGTGGTAAACACTGGTGAAAATGAAAATAAACCTTTTGAATTTGGTCCATTTAATAGTAATACTGTTCCAGACGAATCATTCGCCGGGCGTATTGGTGTTGTAATCTCAAGTGGAAATTTATATTACATCAAATATGATAGAAATAAAGGTGGTTATACAACTAAAGGTGCTGTAGATATTAGTGGAAAACCTGAAGATTTTACTGTTGATTTAAACACAAAAACAGTGACAAATAATCAATTTATTACTAATATGTCGATAGTAGAAACATTTGGAGGTTTTAGTTCAGTTTTAGACAAACAAGTTAAACCAGGAATATATCAGGTACTTCCAAAATTTCCCAAAGGTTTTCAAACAATCATGATAAACTATCCTGAAAATAACGCACCTCCTCAGATAGATAAATTTGACCCTTATTTATGTTCTGTTGTATTGGACGCTAAGAATATTGAAATCCTAAGTCGAGACGGGGTAAATAAACGAGTACCTAGTAATTCATCAACAATAAATTTATTACAATATTATGTACCAAAAAGTAAAGAAGAGTGGTATGTTATGAGAAACAACCTTGATTCGAAAAACACTTACACACAAATAGACTTTAGTGACTGGTCATTTAGAAAATTTAAAAGAAAAAATATGGCAATTTTTTTAAGTGATTGGTGGCCCAATTCGTCACATGGAAAAACAGTAGACCCTACTCCTATTCCACCACCTAAGCCTGTTAGTATTAAAATTTCTTTAGATATAAAAAATCCTTTTACATTTGATACAACAAATTTAGAAGGAACTGGCCCCCAAGACTTAGAAAATTTCATAAACGACGTAAAAAAACAAAAAAGAATGTATGGTGAAGATGTTTATAATGACTATATTAATTTTTTGAATAACTATAAAGATGAAAAAACAGGTCGAAAGGGTATTTTAGTAACTACTTCAGCGTCTATTGATAGAGACCCTAAGTTACCAACTGCGGATTCTAATGCAGATGGGTCAACATTTCCAGGTTGTGAAGTTCCAGGAGGAAGAACTAGAAACTCTTACAATTTTTGTTTATCTGAAGCAAGAGCTCAAGTTATTTTACAAAAATTAAACTCTGACTTACCTGAAATTACAAATTTTGTTCCTAACCCGATTGGTGAAACTGACATGTATGATAAAAATGCAAAATGGCCAAAAGTAACAGGAACTGACGAACAAAAAAAGGCTCAAACTGCGATAAATAGACGTTTAATAATTACTCTTCCTGAATACAATACAAATTTACCTACTAATTAATAGTAGGTAAATTTTTTTTAACGGTTGCAAAATTACAAGATATAAAAATTGTTGTTTTAGAGTCATTAATTTTTGCGGAAATTGATACAAACCCTTTACCACCTCCCTCCTCAATATAATCGTATCGTTGAGCACATTTATGCATGTATGACCTATCCCAGCACATAATGGCAATTTTAGCCATTTCTTCATAGGTAACTTCCTCCAAAGTCCACGACATAATATTTTCAGTTAAAATAGTAACCGAGTTAGGTGCACAATTGTTATGACTCTTAATACCTGTAAGTTTTTCAGATTCTTTTGATAATGAAGTTCTGAACTCATCGGTAAATAAAACTTTTAAATCGGGATGATATAAACTTGAACCTTTTTGTAGGATTGAAGTCTGCTTACAGGTAATACTTTTATACATTACATCTGACCACAATAAATCAACAACACCCAAAGAATCACGGTATTTGTTTAATTCTTCAAATACTAAACGCTCAAGACGTTTGTTATCAAAATTGTTGTAGTCAATATCTTGAGCAGTTACAGAGAATGTAAGTAAAGAAGTGATGATGATTATTAGTTGTTTCATAGGACAAATATAATACATTTTATTTACCACACAAAATTATTATAAAATATTTTTTATATGTTTTTTACTATTTATAATATATGAAGTACATTATAGACCAAAAACAATTAGAAAAAACAAAAAATTTAATTCAAGGATTAATAAATTCTAAATTAGATAGTTTAAGGGAAGAATCTGAAGAATGGGGAATGGGTGAAATGGATGAATTGCACGAATTAGAATCTGTTGATAAGATTGAGGTTGTTGATGTTGTAATGTCAGGTAAGATAAAAGTTCTCATTAATATTTACAGAACTCAGTTAAGAGATGATTTTGATAATATCAGGGCGGAAATTCAATATAGAATAGAAGATTTGTTACCCAATATTGAATTATATATAAACGATATTATTGATGAAAGGAAATTTGGTCCTGGAATTGATTGGTAAAAAACCTAATAATTAAATTTTTTCACTATATTTGTAATCTAAAATAAAAACAATATGACACTAAACAATTTCCCTGACGAAGACTATTACAACCAAGAAGTTTATGACGATGGTGAATTGTTAGATGAATGTGATGATTATTGTGGAAGTTAACTATATTTATATAGTATAAAAACTTATTATTATGAAATTTAACAACCTTTGGTTAAAATTACAGGAAATTGATGAAATCAATATCACTGTTAAAGTCTTAGCATTTATAATTCTTTCAATTGAATTGGATTGGTCTGCAAAAAAAGTTTCTTTTACTGTATTGAACTTTAATTGGTCAAACAAGTAATTTTAAACCCCTTATAAAAGGGGTTTATTTTTTTAAATTTGTTTTTATTTTTATTTTATGACACAAGAACAAAAATCACAATTGTATAGTAATCTTCTAATGCAACATACCCGTTTAGATAATCAAATTAACGAAATTAAGTCAGAACATTTTGAAATGAATGATGAGCAAATGGGAAGAATCCGTGTTTTACAATCTAAACAAGGACAATTGGTTGCTCAGATGCAACAATTGATGCAGGGTTAAACCATTTAGGGATATCTCTATTTTTCCATTTAGCAAAATCTTTCTTAGCACCGTTATAATAGTTTCTATATGATTCTATAACGTCTGTAACTTTATATTCATCGGGCATTGCTTTGGGTGGTTCAGTAAATCCTTTGTCACAAATATTTAATTTATTTGTAATACACCACTCAATTACATCCTGTGATTTATGACGTTTTCCGTATCTATAAGTGTATTCCTTGCATAATTCAAGTCCTAAGTCACAAAGATAAAGATAGTTTGATAATGACTCTCTAACCCATATTGAACAAGGGTGGTTTTTGTGTGATAACTTGTACGGTACTTGGTCGGTACTTGGGCGGTACTTGGTGGGTGCTTGGTGGGTTACATGGTGGGCTCCACATAATAGTTGTGCAGTCTCAAGTATCATCTTAACCACGTGTTTATCACAATGGTATTCTGCACATTTTTTTGTATCCCAATCCAAAAAGAAAATATTCATAATGCTAATGTAAACAAAAAATCCCACAAGACGTGGGACATTTTGAAAAATAAATGAAATTGTATTAGTTTACCGATACAACTTCTAAATCAAAGATAAGTTTCTTACCTGCTAGTGGATGGTTCATGTCCAACACAACAGTTTCTTCTTTAATTTCTCTAACTACAACATTAACTGGTCCAAGTTGGTTTTGGCCCTGTAACATATCCCCAGTTTTAACACCTTCAGGGACTTGTGATAGTGGTATTTCACTCATTAATTGAGGATTAACATCTCCGTAAGCATTTTCTGGTTCAATTTCAATTGTTTTGATTTCGCCGGCGGTCATATCAATTAATCCGTTTTCAAATCCTGGGATTAATTGTCCTTGACCTAAAGTTACTGTAAGAGGTTCTCTACCCTCAGCTAAAGATGTGTCGAATACTGAACCATCTTCTAATTTACCTGTGTAATGAACAGATACATTATCACCGTTTTTAATTTTTTCCATATTCAAGTATAATTAACCTTTTTAATAAAAACAACTTTTTTTATTTTTTTTAGTATTTATATATTAGTATGAAAAGAATTAATTTAACCGAAAATGATATTTTTAACATTGTTAATAAGGTTATTGCTGAAGAATCTAAATTAACTAAAACTCCTGAAGAATTAATTAAGAGGTTTTTATATGGTGATAATTCAATCAGACCAAAGATACCTGGTATGAAAAACAGAACTTTTACAATTGTTGAAAAAAGAGGTTTAACTAAAGAATCGTTCCAATTTATTGTACAGGATGTAGAATTTATTGCGACAAGTAAAGGGTCAAGCGCCCTTATAAAGGGATATGTAAAGGGTCAGACAAGTGACCCGTCACAACAAACAATTTTAGAATATATTTGTAATAGTTATGGTGATTTTGTACTTAAGGAATATGAGGGACTTGACGAGAATGATGTTAAAAAACAAAAAACCCCAAAAGTAAAAAGTGATTCAGACGGAAGTTTTAAAAATAATGTTAAACAAGGTATTGGAAACGTTAAAAATAAATTTCAAGACGTTACACAAAACACTAAAGAAAAAGTTCAAAACGCTAAACAAGGAATTCAAAATGTTAGACAGGGAATTCAAAACTTTAAAAGGGGGATGACAAAATGAAGACAAAATTTGAATTACTATCTGAAGAAACTAATAGGATTTTAGAATTAAATTCAAAAATTAATAAAAGGATTTTTTTAAACGAGTCGACTCCTAGAAATTTAACTGTAACTGTAAAGGATAATAAAGGAGAATTAATTGTTGGTGCAACGGTTTACGACCCTGATAACGCTAATAAAGTAAACGGAGCAACTGATACAAATGGTAATGTTGTATTAAAAAATTTTAGTGGAGATAAAATAACAATTGCCTTTGTAGGTTTCGAAACACAAACAGTTACTATTGATAATTCAAAAACATCTGTTGAAGTTATTTTAAAACAAGGTAGTGAATTGAACACTGTTGCAATTACCGCCACAAAAATGGCAAAAATACAGGTTATTGATTCAAAATCAAAAAAACCAATAGGTAATTTAAAAGTTATTCTTACAAACAAAAAAGATGATAGCTCAAAAGAAGTTTATACTGATGATAATGGAATTTTTAAATTTGATTATGATACGTATAAAACATTAGTTAATGTTGGTAATGAAATTTCACGAAAAGTTTTTAATTTAGAAAAAAAAGAAGGGGAAACAATAGAAATAGATAAAATTTTTAAAACTATTAAATTTGAAAATTATATTCAAGTTAAGTTACAATTAAAAGATTCCCAAACTAAAGAACTAATAGAAATTACTGACGATGTTTTAGATAATATAAGGATTATTGTTGATGATGACACAGCAATTAATAGTAAAGTTGATATAAATAAAAATTTAACTGAAATAGGTGGTTATGAAATCCTTTTAGATTTTAATCCGTTATATATTTCTGATTCTACAAAATTAATAGTTAAGTTAAATGGATATTTAAAAAGTAGTGTTCCATTAATATCAAAGCCTACAGGTCCTGTTGTTGTTACATTAACTAAAGAACCTGAACCAGTGGAAACCGCAAAACTACCTAAGGGTATAAAATTAGGGATGGTATATGAATCTGAAGAATTATATGATGTGATGCAAAGATGGTTAGGACTTTGTGGTACAAAATATTGGGAAAAATAAAAATTAATGTATATTTATAATAAAACAAAAAAAAATGAAAAAAGTTGTAAGATTATCAGAATCAGAATTAACTAGATTAATTAAAACAGTAGTTAAAGAAACTAAAAGAAATAGAGTTAATGAAGATGTTGAAAACTTCTTTAATCCTGAAGCCATGAGTACTGGTGGAGCAATTGCAACAATGGTTGGAACAACTATTGCACTTTTAGGTATTGCAGGATGGGACTATATTAAAGATTTTTATAGTCAATTAAGAAATACTGAAGGAAAAGAACAAGAGGCAATGGAACTTAAGTCTATCATCCAAGATTACGAAAGTAATCAAATGAATTCAGATGAAGAAGAATATAATTCTTATGATTCTGATGAAAATTTTACAGGTATGGAAACTCCTATGGGTGACATGCAAGATGAAGAACCAAGAGACCCAATGGCTGAGAGTATCAGAAGACACATTAGAAGACGTTAATTTTAAAAAAAATAATGAAAAACTCCCAATCGGGAGTTTTTTTGTTTATATTTGTAGAACAATTAACACCAACATCACTATGAAAAACTTAAAACTAAAATTGACTTCAGCAATGTTCGCTCTTGTATTATCAGTTGTATTAATGATTAACTCACCATCATTACCTGTATTTGTTTTAAGTGTTGGTCTTATCCTATTACAGACAGTCTTGTGGGGTAAGTTGATGAAAGAGATTAAAGAATAAAAAAATCCCCTCTAATGAGGGGATTTGTGGTTTATATTAATTTACAAAATACTTATTAAAAAGTATTTATCAGTATGAGGAATTTATTAACTGAAGTTAGTAAGATAAAAAATAATATGGGTTTGACAGAAGCTGACAAACCAAAGTATAGCCCTGAGGTTAAATCTCTCGTTGCAATTTTAAAAGACAACAAAGTATATAGTGCTCAAATTCAAAAATTTATTAATAAGATTGAAGAATATTCAAAAGAAGGGTTAGTTGATTTTGGATTACTTACAAGAGGTATTTTAAAAACTTTGAAATTAAAAGGTAATAAGGATATTAATGTTTTTGAATTTTTTAAACAACTAACTAAGTCATTAGAAAAAAGAAAAACTAAAAAAGAAGTTGTTAGTCCCGAAGAGGAACCGTCAATTTTAGATAAAGACATTTACAAGAAAGAAATATTTTTCTTACAGGTTGAACTTTTAAAATTACAAGAATGGTTAAAACAAACAGGTAAAACTGTTATTATTGTTTTTGAAGGGAGAGATTCAGCAGGTAAAGGTTCAACAATTAAAAAGTTTACTGAAAACTTAAATCCAAGATATTATAAAGTTATTGCTCTTGGCATTCCGACACCTGACGAAAGAAAAAACTGGTGGGATAGATACAGAAATCAAATTGAGAAAGGTAAGATAAACTTCTTTGATAGAAGTTGGTATAATAGAGGTTTAGTTGAACCTGTAATGGGTTACGGTTCTTCAGAAGAGTATGAGGACTTTATGGATAATGTTCAGGACTTTGAAGAATCATTGGTTGTTGATGGTGATTATCTATTTAAACTTTGGTTCTCAATAGATAAAGAAACTCAGGCTAAAAGATTTGATTTCAGACAAAAGTCACCATTGAAATATTGGAAGTATTCTGAGAATGATGAAAAGATGCAAGATGTATGGGAAAAGTTCACAGAGTATAAACAAAAACTTTTTGATAAGACATCAACAGTTAACCACCCTTGGGTTGTTTTAGATTCTAATGATAAGAAAATTTCAGGTTTAAATTCAATTAGATACGTTTTACAAAATATTCCTTACGATAATAAAGACGAAGATGTTTTAAATAAAGATTTTCCTGAAGCAATGACGGTTTTAAAACCAAATGTTAACGAACAATCAGTTTTTGATGATGTGAATAAAATTATGGGTATAAAACAAAATCAAAACTCAGATACTTTTTGGGATGACGTTAACAAGTTGACGGGTGCTAGTGATAAATCAAAAGAAGGTGTTATTGACGGCGCTAAGAAAATGGTAAAAACAATAAAACCAATAGAAAAAGACAATTTAACTAAAGATGATTTAATTGTTGCCGCAACCATATGGGGGGAGGCTAGAGGAGAAGGTTCTGAAGGAATGAAAGCAGTTGCAAATGTTATTAGAAATAGAGCAGATAGTCTAAAAAAATCGCCAAAAGATGTTGTTTTACAAAAAAAACAATTTTCAATTTGGAATGATACAACTACTGATAATTTTTTAAATAAGATAAATAAATCTATTTTAAAAAACCCTAAGGATGGTTCCGCTTGGGAAACCGCTCAAAACCTTGTTAAAAATTATATTAAAAAGAAAGGTACTGATAATACAAAAGGTGCTGAATTTTACCATACAACGTCAATTAAACCAAGTTGGGATTATTCCAAATTAAAATACACTACAACAATCGGAAATCATAAATTTTATAAACCAATTGTTTGATATATTTATAAGATATGAAAAAGTTTATTATTACAGAAAGTCAATTAGAATACATCGTTAAAAGACACATTAACGAAGATGCGAGATATGTAATGTCTTTTGACGAATTTATGAGACATAAAAACAAAGACCAACAATATAAGTGTGGTTATGAAAATTTATGTTTTTTAATTCATGATGGGAATTACCAAATAGATTTGGATGAAAAATTCCATGAAAAACACAAAATTCCTAATGGAGTTGGTGGAACAATTTACCACGATGGTAATAATACCTATTTCTGTCCTGACTTTGGTGACGACAGACCACAAAGAACTATTCAGGTTTATTAAAACTCAAATTGGTGTTTAAATTCGTAACCTGTTGAGGATTCTTCAACATTCATACGAAAATCTAGTTCTATAGTTTGGTTTTCATTGTTAATTATAAATGTTCCCTCAGAGCCTTCATTTATTTCCCATCCACCATGATTTTGTTCCAAAATGTTGTATAACTTATTTTCCCAAACCGCTGTAAATTCATAATGTTTGTCATCACTATCATTGATTAGACCAACGTCATCAATATAACCTGAATCACCATCACCGCTAAAATTAACACTAATTTTAAGTTTACCATCTTCTTTCCACTGAACCATATCTTCAAGTAATTCCTTTTCGTCAATTTCAAACTCTTGGTAATATGATTCATAACCCATAGTTTGAATATTTTCTTCAATTATTAAAGTTTTGTCTGTTGTTGAATACTCACATGACACCGTTGCTCTAGAATCACCATCACCTTCTAATGAATCTAAAACTTCATCTTTAATAGTGTCAAAAAAATTATCTAAAAAATCAAATAATTTATTAGGTATAATATCATAAGCTCCACCTTTATTAGTCCAAGGTGAGAAGTGATAATCAACATTCCCGTCGTAATCAACATAAAAGTCATTACTGACACGAGTAAGACCATTACTTAATAGGATATAATGTAAAAGTTTAAAATTTTTTATAGTTTCAGGGTTATTTAATAATTCTTTCATAATAATAAATATCAATCATCAATTTCTAACTTCATGGTTTTAATCATCCATAAAGGTCTTTGTTTATTTTCTAATGCTAACACCCATTCTTTTGCCGATGGGATATATCCGTTACAATCTTCCATTACATGTTGTTCACCAACATAACGGGTGTATACAGTTTTCCCATCACTATTTTTAAATTCAGCACCAAAACGTTGTTCCATTTCAAATATACCCTCAGAGTGGTGTCGAAACATTCTGTGTGATGAATGTCCGTACCAACCTTTTGTTTCATCTAACCATTCGTGTAAATGGATATAATCTTCCCATTTCCCTCCGAATTTTTTAACGGATGATTTTGCATGGATTATTGGATGCGCCATAATTTAGTGTTCTATAGATGTTGTTAATATATAATCCTCAGGAAGTGAAAGACTTTTGATAGTATGTAAGACAAGAATTTCCAGGCCTTCCGGAAAAAGTTCGATAGCATATTCATAATTTGATGGGTATAATTTAACTGATAAAATATTTTTTTTCTGACTAATTGAATGAGAAAATTCCGTAACTTTGATTTCGGAATTTTCACCAAACCATTGGTCGATGTCTTGTTTATTTGTTTTATTTAAGACTTTTTCAAAAAAACTCTTTTTCATAATTATATATACAAAAGAAATATAAGATATTTATTGTTAAGATGAAAGTAAATTTATATGATAAATCTAGTGGACTTGGTTCTGAACAAATAAATGTTATTCAGGACTTCTTGAGATTTTGTCAAAAAAACTCTCCACTTAAGACAGACATTGACATTCATCTTCTTGGCGAACGTTTTGGAGGAATGACTACAGGTGGTGAAATTCCTGGTAAAATTAAAGTTCTTGCTGGTGGAAGAATGTTAATTGACATTTTAAGAACTGTTGCTCACGAATGGGTTCACGAGTTTGCTCGTCAAAGAAATATCAAGTTGAGAGGGTATAATACCACATCTCAAGAAAACTTCTCAAACTCTGAAGCTGGAATTATGATACGTATGTACGAAAAAAGTAATCCGCAATTAACTGAGTTGTTGTATAATTAAAAAAGATTATGTATATTTGTCCTATGGATAGGGACTTTCAATGGATACGTAAGGTAATTGGTTCGATTACCCACTTTGGACAAATTCAATCTGCCGAAAATCTGATTGATTTTTATGTTAAAAAGTATCAAGATTCTGAAGAATTAATAAAATATTCTTTGGACTTTGATTGTAGTATTGTCTTTTTAAATAAAAGTTTAATCAGTAAGAAAACAATTCTTGAATTATGAAAGAAAAACTAAGTGATTTTATTTGGAAATATTTTAAAAATCCCGTTAGAAACTTTTCTACATCTGTCGGTAATTTAATTAAGTGGTTTCCTGTGATTTGGAAAGACCGTGATTGGGACGACCATTATATTTTTGAGGTATTCAAATTTAAGTTAGAAAAACAGTCTAAGTACATTAAAGAAAAAGGATTTCACGTCAATTCAGAACTTGACGCTAAAAGGATGATGTTGTGTGTTAAACTGATGGAAAAAGTTCAGGAAGAGTTTTATATAATGGAATATATGGACTACGAGGATAAAGATTTTTTCTTTGTTCCAACAGGTGATGATATTGAAGATGTATTGGGTGGTTATTATATGGAGACACTTTTGAAAAAAGAAAACTTAAATGATTTTTTCAAAAAATATCCATTGGTTTACAAGAAAATTGTTACTGATAAAAAATATCATATTTTTAAAATCGACAACGAGGACTTAACTTCATACGAAGTTAAATCAAGAATTGCCTTGAATATTGGAAGATACAATCACGAAAGAGCAAGGAAATTACTTTTCAAAATCTTGAGTGAAAATATTGAAAGTTGGTGGAACTAGTTTATAGTTTCACTTTCTTCAGTAGTTTCTGTTACTTCTTCTACCTTAGGTTCTTCAGAATTATCTTTTGATTTTCTATATCCTAAAAGAGTTGCTCCGATTCCAACAAGAATTATTGATTGTGTTATAACGTCAATATCCTTGTTTAAAAACATTTTATCAATACAACCCATAAGGAATGTCAAACCTCCGATAAAAACAATATAAAGACCCGCAGTTCCACTTCCTGATGTTTTTCCTGAACTATTGGAAGTCATCTCGGCGAATGAAAACTGTTTAATGTTCCCAATTTGTTTTTTAATGTATTCTTTCATTTTATCTCCCTTGTCCTTTGTAAGGTTTTTTGTAATTCTTACTCCTTTTATTGGATGTAAATTTCTTTGATGATTTACCTGATTTTTTAACTCCGAATGATAACTTCGTTGAACCTGTTGATTTAGCTGCCATTATTTCATTTATTTAGCAATAAGTATATAAGTTTTTTAAAAAAATTAATATTTATAAATAAAATGAACTTTGTTCATAAACTTTAAACCCACGTTAATGGATAATGACGAAAATGAAACGAATTCTAAAGGAAAATGTTGCCACTTATTGCCTTATGCTCGCAATGTTTTTCAATCCACTAGGATTCGACATAATGTTCAAAGTAATTTTAGACTACACAAGTTCTTATTGGATTACCACAGGAATTTTCTATTGTATTTCAGCATTATTCTTTGGGTTGTATTTCTCATTACGAACTAAAAAATGAATATCAAAAAACTAATCAAAAAAGTTCTTACAGAATCAGTAGAAAAACCACTTATTTCGGAACACCTTAATTATCATATAACAAATGAAATTCCATTGAATGATAATATCTTTAGATTTGGTTCTGAGGAATTCTTTAATGTTATTAACGAAGCTCGTGAGTTATATTATGAAGGAATGGTTGAATTAAATGAGGATGATGTTGAACTTGTTGAATCTGATTTTGGAACACAAGTTAGATTATCAAGTGGTAGAGTTGTTTACTTGGATACTCCGATGGAAGAATCATTTATTTCTGAAGCTGAGTATAACGGAAAGAAAGTTGAACTTGGTAAACCAAGAAGAAATAGTGGTGGTGGTAAGAAATATGTTGTCTATGTTAAAAACCCATCAACAGGTAGAGTTAAGAAAATTTCATTTGGCGATGTTAAAGGTGGTTTAACTGCTAAGGTGTCAAATCCTAAAGCTCGTAAATCATTTGCCGCAAGACATCAGTGTTCTAAAAAGAAAGATAGATTGAGTGCTGGTTATTGGGCATGTCGTTTAAACCGTTTTGGTTATTTGTGGGGTGGTAAAACTTATCCAGGATTTTGGTAATATGAAACCGTATAAAGATAGAAAACTAACAGAAACTTCAAAGATTAGAGTTTTTAAATCAGATGTTGATAGTGGTGAACTACAATGGCATCGTGATAGAGAAGATAGATTGATTGAAGTAGTACAGGGTAAAGGATGGAAATTCCAAATGGATAATCAATTACCAATAGAGTTAACTGAAGGACAAGTATTATTAATCCCTGAAGGGACTTATCACAGAATATTCAGAGGAACGTCTGATTTAGAATTAAAAATTGATTTTATTTAGTAATCCTATCAACGATTAAATCCATAAGTCGTTTTAAGAAATTACCTGAAATTGTTATCAATCCAAACGCCGATAATGATTTAACTAACATTTCAGTATCTCTCATATCCCACACACCTTCAGAAACGGCATCATATATCATTGGTATGACTGGAACCAAGAATGCGTAACTTAACATATTTGTTACAGTAAATGCTGATAAATTCAAACTCTTTAAAAAACCTGCCAAAACAGTTTTAAGTTGATTGGCTTTAATTGCTCCCAATTTAAATGGTTCTTCAAGTCCATCTTCTTTAATCTTTTTAATAATTGATTTGTTGATAAAACTTCTTTCTTGAAAGAATATTACTGACGCAATACCGGCAGCAATCAATGATGAATCTTTTTCTGTTAACTCTGGTACTTGTCCATTTAACCATTGCATAATTGGACCCATAAACCCTCCAATTGCAGCACCCCATGTAAGCATCATCTTTAAGTTTATTGAAGCATGTGATTTAGTGTCTTCAACAATCTTTTTAGTTAGTTCAACACCATCTTCTTGAACTTCTTTAATCCTATCATTTATTGCTTCAAGGATAATTTGCTTTTGAGATTCTTTAATTAGATATTTCATTATATTTATAAATATATGAGTAAGAAATTAAATCCTGAACTTAAACCTGATGATAGAATTGTTATCATTGAACTTTTAGGTGAACCTCAATTATCTTTTGGTGATAGAGGAACTGTTAAAGGAATACAAAAAGGACCTGGATTTGTTCAGTATGTTGTTAAATGGGACAATGGGTCAAGTCTTTATTTATTGGATGAAGATAAATGGATGTATGAATCTGAGTTTGATGAAATGAGAGAAAGAAAAATGAAAAAAAATATTAAAGAAAATAAATCAACAGATTTAACACAACATGCGATGTTAGTAAAACATTTCAACATGTTGTTTATAAAAAAATATTTAAATAAATTAAGAGAAGCTGGTGTTGTTAATATGTTTGCGGCAGCACCATATCTTTATATGGGTAAAGAAAGATTGGCTCACGAACACAAGTATAATGATACTAACGAAGCGTTTGATGAATTAGTTGATATGGCTGATAAGACCCAAGGTGAAATGGTAAACGGAGTAATCAGTATACTTGAAGATGAAAATAAAGAAGTGACAGTGGAAAACATTAATTCTGCTTTAAGAAGATACGCACCAAAAATTATTTCGTTTTACGCAAATTACTTCTAAAGTAAAAACAAAGGATTTCTTTCACCGAAGTGTCCACCAACAATATTGTAGTAATAATATTCTAAAGCATCTTCATAAGACATATCTTTTTGTAATGACTCAAGTATTTTATCACGTGAATAAAGTATTCTTATACCATTACCAAACTCTTCAACAACTCCTGTAATACAGTCGTCAAATCCGTCTAATAGAATTGCACCTTCCGCCAATTCTTCAACTTCTTCTTTTGTCATTTGTTTTTATATTCTTCTAATGTGATTCCTTCAGTGTCTTTATCACTAATTCTAACTTTAAAGTTAAATCCTCTCATGTATTTGGTGATAATATCTTTTACTTCTTCTACGGTATCCCATTGAATACATCCTTCATGTTCTTTAGAATAATCATTATCTACTAAGTAGTTAACAATTGTCCCACTTTGAAGTGTTAAAAATCCGTGAGCATAACCTTTTGGTACATATACTGATTCACCTGAAGTTAAAACAAATGTCTCAAGTTTACCAAAGTCTTCACTGTCTTTATCCAAGTTAATAACAAAATCAATTAGTTTTCCCTGAATAACTGAAACCAACTTGGTTTGAGCCATCGGGTCATCTTGATAATGTAATCCACGGAAGACAAATATATCGTCGTTTATGCTAATATTTGATT